TATTGTGCAAACATTAGGTGCAGAAACCGATGCTATTCTAATTACATACGATAGATACGCAGGAGAACTTAAACTTTATCATAATGGAGTTGAAATAGATAAAGCTGTTTTTGCTAAAGTATTAAAAGCAGAAACAAGCTACTATGCTTTATTTGATTATGTGCAAGAAAAGTTTAAATCTTGGAGGGACGCATGGGTAAATTAACAATAGAGCTTAAATCAAGCTCACATATGTTTAAGAAGTGGGTACAAGAAATGGATAGTATACTATCTAAAACTCATACTCATAATCAAGAAGGTGAAGTAACAAGAGAAGACTCAGAACATTTTAAGGAGCAACGAAGTAGATTGGCAGCTACAAAAGTAGATGTTTATTCTGCTCCTGTGTATCCAGTAAATGAATGGTTGGCTAGAGATTTTGTACAAGATGAAATTGAATGTCGAACCTATGAGCAAGATCTTGAAAAGGCAAAAGGAGATAACTCAACTGATTGGAGAAGAAGGCCATGATGAAACAATTTGGTTATTTCTGTTTATTAATAGTAATGTTGGTAATACCACCAAAGTTATTTTTGTTATTAATGGCTGGGCTGTATTACTTCATAATGTATTAGGAGGAAACATGAAAACAATAACAACACTAGCATTATTTTTATTTCTAACGGGTTGTGGTTACACAATGAAGTTAGGTAAAAAATGCACACCAGGACATGACGAGTGGTCATATGTTTGGTTTATACAAAAGGACGGTAACAATGTCAGTAGAGAAAACTGTAAAAGATAGTCCTAAATGGATTAGCCGAAGAATTGGTGCAATAAATAGATTGCTTAAAAGTAAAGGTAATCACAGATCTTTTCATGAGCATTTTATTGAAGAGCACTGGAGACTAATGAATACTAAATGTAAAACTAAAACGGAGTATAAAATATGGACACGAGAAAATGGAAAAGTGTAGCTGTAGATATAGAAAACTATAAAATTATTACAGCTATGGGTGAGAAAGGTTTTAGAAGACCAGGAGCTATGATTGCAAAACTTGTAGATTCTGAACTTAAAACCATTGCAAAGAAGACAGGCAAATCAGTTGATAAACTTAGAGCTGATTTACTTGTGCAAGGAGGACGAAAACTAAATGGACGATAGTAGTAATAGAACAACAAAGAATGAAAAGATAACAATAGAGATAGACGAGTCTACTAAAGGTAAGACCCACGCTATGGCGATAGAACTAGCGCTTACATTAAGCAAACAGTTAGAACCATGGAAAAGGCATGTAAAAGGGCTCAGAATCAAGAAAAATAATAAAATTTTCAAAAAAGTATCTTAATCAAGATATTGTATGGCAGGTAAAAGAAAACACTTGATCTTGTGCCTGCCATTTGTTACAGATCACCTGTATTCCTCATAACCTAATGAAAAGTAGAGGTTTCAATCTACTTAGATTACCGAACAGCGAACAGCTTTTTTTATTAACTTAAAAGGAGATTGTTTTGGCAGAAATTAAGCGGAAGCCATTAGAAGAAGTTTTAGATCAAGGGTTAGAAAAGTTAGTGATGTCATGTCCTAACAAAAAAACCTATGATGAGATTACTTCAATAATGTTTCAGCTTTATAATGGTAATGATTACGGTATGGGGAACTTTAGCTTACAGTTTATAAGTAAAATTGAACAAGCTTGGCGAAAGGGACGAAAACAAACTGCAAAAAATTTGGGATTGTCTTTAGTTAAGAATGCGTAGCCACCAGTTTCCATATCCATATCATTGTCTTTCCAAAACTGGTGGTTATGCAGATGAGTATATTTGATCGAGTAAGAGACGCAGGCTTACAAGATGTAAAAGACATGAGCGGTTTGGAACGAACTGAATTCATGAATGAAATCTGGCTAGACTACATGGCAAGTAAAGATCTCCGACAAAAGAAAATGGAGAGTTTTTATCTTGAGTTACTCAAACAACTTATTAAAGATTATGGGAACTAGTATTGCGACAGAAGTATTAAAAACCCCACCATCTTCAGAACACAGACTTTATCAAGCTGTAGTAATTCAAGCGTTCGAGGATTGTTTGTATACTCTAGGTGGTAAGAATGAGGCTTATAATAAAAAAGATGCTCATGAGTGGTTTATGGGTAATAATAGAGATTTTAGACAGATCTGTGATTTAGCTAATTTAGATCCTGATCATGTTCATTCTAGGTATAAATGGTGTTTAGAGAATAAAGTGATTGTTTTTACTGAAATTCAATGTTATTGGATTGAGTACAAAAACGAGTATAAAAGATACCGTGCAGTAGGCACAAAAGAGGAAAGACGAACAATTAAAGAGAGAATAGATCAAATAAGATATAAATTAAAATTGAAAGATAAAAAGAAGAAATGAAAGAAGTAGTTATAACTCTGTTAATTTTAGTATCTTCAAATAAAATTGAACAAAAGGATTTAACTATTTTCGAATCATGTTATACATGGTATCAAAAGAATATAGAGATGACCGAGAAAAAAACTACTTTGTTTAGCCGAAGATCGTTTCACTGGTACGAGGGTCAAAGAGTTGTTGGTTATATCTGTGATTATAAGGAGCCGTTTCGTGAGCATTAGAAAAGAAATATGTGCAAAATTAAGAATTAACTGGGCAAGAACAGTATATTTTTGGCTGTCTATGTTTTGGGGATTTTTATTATATGGGACATACATCACTTTCGCATAAAATAGATCAAGCTGCCAAGGATTATTGGAAAACCTTAGATCCTAAATATAAAAAAGAATGGTATAGATTAATAAGGGTATTTCATATTTTAACTAAAAGACATGCAAGAAATAAAAGAACATAGAACATATTCTAAAAAAGATTTTATAGGTTGTTATAGAATGGACGATAAACTTATAAATGCTATTTTACAGTGGAAAACTAATAATAGTCACTTAGGTAATAAAACTATTTTAAAAAATGATCCGACATCAAAAGGGCCTTCTAAAGTCTGCACTGAATGGGGTATAGATAATGATAATAGATTCTATCCTTGGAATCATTATGTTGAAGCGTTAAGAAACTGTTTTGCTAGTTATTTTAAGACTTATGATAATGCAAAAACCATGGGTTTACCCCTATCCATTGAGCATTATAATTTGCAGCATTATAAACCTGGAGAAGGTTTTTATTTATGGCATAAAGAGAATAATGGCTTTGGTAAGAGTGTTTTTAGACATTTAGTTTATATGACTTATCTGACCGATACTCCTGATGGTGGGACTGAATTTCAGGAGCAAAATCTTACGGTGCCCTGTGAAAAAGGTGTGACTTTAGTTTGGCCTGCAGGTTGGACTCATACGCATCGAGGACAGATTTCCATGAAACATGAGAAGACTATTGTAACTGGTTGGTTAAGTTTCCTAGCCGAAAAAAGCCCAGGCAAAGATCAGCGTAGCGGTTAAAGCTGTTAAGAGAAAAAATTTTAAATCGTCATTATTCATAAAGCGAACTAGAGATAGGGTAACATGTAACATTTTCTTTTCTAGGGGAAAAGATGTCGAGAGAGCATGCTACCCTATCGACCATAGTTATGTCATTGTTCCTCCGATCTGTCTACAATATACTTTAAAAAGGGACAACGGACAACGAAAAAAGGGCGCTTCAGTCTCCCTCCACGCCCTTAAAGATAACAAGAAATGATGTTATATAACGCTATAATTGTATAGTATTCGTCCGTCTAAATCAACGAATTCGTCCGTCTAGGTCAAAGAATATAAAAATCTACTATATAGATATTCTAGACCCCTATGCACTTTTTTTAATCAGAGGTCAAAAGTGGTGTATCTGGTGTATCTGATGATTATTATTGTTATATACCAACACTTATAATCGATTTTAAGGTGTATCCGTAGGTGTATCCGTGGTGTATCTGGATACACCACAATATCAATATTTCCTTGCGTAGTGCAAAAATGTAGATTTGGGTAATCTAGTAAGGGGTTAAAATAATCTATATAATAAAAATTGACGGGTGGTAAAACTTGGGACTATTTGATTTCAATAACACCCGTCCCCAAAATTATGACTGTAGTTATTAAAGGTATAAAATTATTATCAAAAACCAAAATGGGTAGAAAAGCCTTATCTGCAGCTGAGAAAGCTGTGAGACGAGCTGCAAGTAGAAAAAGAGCTAGGCAAGCTACAAAGTCAACAAATAGATATGGTATCAAGGCAGGAGCTGCTGGTAGTAGAGGCCCTGTTCCAGTTAAAAAACAATCATTACAAAAAAGCACATTAAGTGGTAGGATTTATTCAATATCTAATAATAGATTAAGCCCTAATACAATACTTGATTTAGGTGGTGGTTATGGAACAACATCTACAGCAAGATTTCAAGATGCTGTTAAAGACTTGATTGGGTTAGATAGACTAAGTATAAGCAAAGCATATAAACGATCATTAAGGAGAAAAAAATGAAGGCAAGAAAATATTTATTAGGTGGTTTGTTAAGAGGATCTGGTGGTAAAGCTACGAAAGCTTTTATGAAATCTGATTTGTACAAAGATCTAAAAAGCGCAATGATAAAAAAAGTTAACAAGATGTATAGCTCTACGCCAGCTAGTGATCCTAGAGCAGGTTTTTTAAAAGGGTTAAAAAAATTAGATATTAAAGGACAGAAAGCAGATATTATTAAAAAGGCATTATCTATTACTAGTGGTCCAGTTGAAAGTGCTCCAAGAGGTATCAAAGCAGCTTTGAAAAGAGGAGCTAGAAATATTGGTAAATACAGAAAAAGCATAAATCAAAAAGGTGAAGCTTATTTAAAAAAGGGCGAAAACCTTTTAAGAGGAAAAAAAGATAACTAATGGCACTTAAAGCTAAAGCACTTAGAACTATTGATGACTTAACTCCTAAACAGAGAAAGTTTGTAGATATACTTGTTGCAAACTGGGGTGAGATAACAAAAGCTGAAGCTTGTAAAAGAGCTGGGTATGAAGCCAAGAATGATAAAAATTTTTCAGATATTGGTAGTAGACTTACCTTACGAAGACACAATCCGCATGTAGTTAAATATTTAGATCAAGAGCTTGAAAAAGCAAAAGCTAAATATGAAAAAGACAGACTACGAAGATACAAAAGATTAGAAAAATACGCTGACAATGCATTTTCAGATAAACAATATGCAGCAGCTATTAATGCAGAATTTAGATCAGGTCAGTTGGCTGGTCTTTATGTAGATAAAAAAGAAGTCAAAGTATCAGGATTGGAGGGTATGAGTCGTGCAGAGCTTGAGAAGAAACTTACAGAGCTTTCAAACAAGATCGATGGTTTCAACGCCAAAACGATCGAAGTTGAGTCAGAGACAAAAGAACTACCTGAAAAGTAATAACTGGACATCTTTTATTACAGTATTCAATGAGGTGCACAACGCAGACCTCAGTATTAATTTAGGTAAAATCAATGTTAAGACGGAAGAAAAGTAAATATAAACAAGCTGTCGTTGGTGATAAAAAATATTATTATTATAGAATTTATTGGCTCGATCCGTGCGGAGATGCTGGGCATGCGGAAGCTAGTGAAGTTAAGAAACTTAAACCTGCGAAGATGATAACTCATGCATTTATATTTGATAAAAACCATAAATATGTTTGGACATTTGCCTCGTATGATCAAGAATCCGCTGTGTTCTCCGACAGGAATGTACTACTAAGATCTAGCGTGACCAAGATGGAAAGAGTGTTAAACCGATCTGAATAATTTATGAAAAAGCGTGAGTCTAAACTCTGGCAAAGAATTAAAAAACACATAACAAAACCTCATTTAATCCGTGTAGAATCTAATACTATCAATGGTATTCCAGACATTAACGGTTGTTGGAAAGGTAAAGAGTTTTGGGTGGAACTTAAATCGGACAGAGTTGGATATCCGAAGCTATCTAAATGGCAAATTAGTTGGATAAACAAACGAATCAAACACGGTGGTATAGTTATTATCTGCAATGAGACCCTCTTGGAGAAGAAGTTGAAACTTTACAGACCGTTATCCGCTATCCGTGATCCTCGTTTACTGAAACCTCGTGCCTCGTTCTCGTTTCCCGTACAATGGCCACTGGTTCAGGATGGTCTCCAGCAGCTCCTGCAGCTGGATCCAGAAGCAGTTCCTTCTCGTTCTCGTTCCCGTGACGAAGATCAACGGATCGTTGATGAAATAATAGCTGGCTCAGGCAGCGTGACCAGTCAGGACTTGGAAGAGGCATAGTTCTCGTGTATTCTCGTTCTCGGGGGCCAACTTTTCTATCATTGTTTTCCGTTGAGCCCCCATCAGGATCTCCTGGCAGCGCAATCCTCGTTCTCGTTCATTGAAGCTCGTTCTCGTTTAACGAATCGGTAATGAGTACCCCCCCCTGCAGCTCAGTCTTCAGGCATCCAGAGATGGAGCTGGTGCTGGTAGCTAGTTCTCGTTTCAGGAAAGGAGGGTGGTAATGAAGTAATACTATTAAGAATCTCCGCCCAGCGTGCTTCAGGAACACAAAGTGTGAAAACTTTTCGCTTGACTTATCTCCCATCTGATCTTATGTATACATCTGGATCAACTCTTCAGGGCCCGAGATGCATCTGACAGGTAACTAATACTGATGGGCGTTACTACTGGGGTGTTGGTCCGTTAACAACTAACAAAAGGATAACAATGAGCAAGACAATAAAGATAGAAGTGAATGCAGGATGTGTAACTGAGGTGACTGGTTTGCCAGAAGGATACGATTACGAAATAGTGGATCATGATAGCCAGGAGAAAGAAGCTTTTGCCGCGGCCAAGACACATGTGATAAAGGATGACGGAACAGTGACTGTGATAGAAGGAAAGATTGAACATCTCGATGAGATGCAGAAGCTCGTGAAGGGACCTATCGAAATCGTAAACGCTGCCATGCCTGCAGCGTCTCCTGAGCTGCCTGGTTCTGAAGCGCTCAAGGAAATGGTAGTTAATGAAGAAGGCCTGTTTAATGGCTCGTTTAAAACGAATCAAAAAGCTAGAGAACTAATTGCGCAGGGACTGCAGGTGCAGCTGGATGCAATCCAGGATATCCGTGGTGATGTCTTCGTCACTGATGGATGGAGGATCGAATAATGTTCTCGTTATTTTTACTGGCTTTGCTCGTCTGGCCTCGTTTCATGCTGCCCCTGCTGGGGCTGCTAATCCTCACAGGAGCTGGGCTCTGGTAGCACGGATGGTACAGGAGTGTCTCGCTCGTTTTGTTAGAACAAGATTTAGTCGATGATATTTCTAAAAGTTGTGCCCAGTCAGGTGTAGATGGTACTGCTCGTTCTCGTTAGGATAGGATTTAGTTTAGAATAATTCTAAAGTAGGATCTGGCGACCCTACCAACTCTACAGATGGTGGCTTAAATTTTTCATTTGACTTACAGGTGGGATATGATAAGACAAGGGTGGTCAAGTCAGAAGAGATTGATCATCTTGTAATGGAACGAGGCGTTCGCTGTACTTGACC